TCTGATTGCGTAACGAATAGTTCTATTATTTTTTGTTGCGGTAATATGATTAATACCCGCTTTCTTTTGATTTCCAAATAAGAATACTAATGCTGAAGCCAACCATAATGCCTCACCACCTTTAGCCTTGATTTCAGGTTGTCCAAATGGATTATCAGGTAAATCAACCCAAGGTTGGTTAACAACTACCATTGTATTATAATACGGATACTCTTCTTTTTTAGATTTACTAATTCTTGAGTGTATTCCCATACCAATCTTATCAGCAAGTGTGGAGGCATTGTGCATTTTTCCACCTTTACCTTCAAATGTCATTTTACAAGGAATACTTCCAACTGAATCCCACAAAAATAATAAATTATATGGTAAGTCACCCTTTTCTTGAGCGTCTAATACCTCATTAATAAAATCAGTTGATTGTTCAATATAGTCAAAACTATCGTTAAAAATAAAATCACCATCCCATTCACCTTCAGAGTTTTGAGATGCGGATAATCCTAATTCAACTGCGTGAGTCCAAGACCATTTTTTCTCAGTAATGATGAAAACAGGTAAATGTCCTTTTTTCTGAGCGTCAGCCGCAGCCAATATCATTGCAGTTGTTTTAGATGAGTTAGAGTGTCCTAAAAACATATTTATACCACCCATAACAGGACCTGGTAGTCCACAGGCCCCCATGAAAGCATCTCCACAATTGTAGTAACTTTCAGGTTTATATTTTGTTTTTGATGAAAATTTGGATTTAATTGAATCTAATCCAATTTCTTTTTTCTTAATAGCCATAAATGTCTAAGTGTTAGTTAAAAATTTGTTAAAAAATAAGAACTTGGACACCTTGTCTAAGTAGATGTCCAAGTTCAATGAATTAGAATGGTAAATCACCATCAGGTTCGTTGCCAGCTTGTGGGTCAACTATTGGTGTGTTTCCACCAAAAGAAACAAGAGATTCGTCAGAGTTTCCGTAAGCATATTTACCTGCGTTAGAATCCCATCTAGGTACTTCACCTCTTGCAATCGCTTCCAAATATTCAACAGGTTTTTTAGAATAAACATCTGACCAAGTTAACGCATCGTTAACCCATGAATCAGAAGTTGTTTTTTCTTCATGTACTGGTATTGGGTCATCATACATAATGGTTTGAATTACCGTGTATGTTGCACCTTTTGGAGTTTTTGCTTTGGTTAATTCCAAAATAATATCTCTTCCTTTTTCAGGGTCAGTAATATCACCTTTAGCTCTAAAAATTGGAATAATTTTATCTAAAATCCCTTCGTTTTTGTAGTTGTGTTTGAATCTCCAAAACTTAACTCCGTCTTGTTCATTATCACGGTCAACAACTTTAAGAATATAAAACTTTCTTGGTTTATATTGTTTAGCAAGTTCTTTGTCCGACTCTTTACCTGTTGACATAAGTTCTTCATAAACTTCTGTTAAAGGTGAACGTTCATTGTCGTTTTTTCCAGGGTCATAAATTTTATTCCACTTTCCATCAATCTGTACTTCGTGGTACCATACCTCTTTGAAAGGTGATGAACCGTCTTTTGTAGGGAGAATACGTAACCTTTTTTGACCTTGCTTTTCGTTATCCTTAAGGATAGCTGCAAAGTATTTTTTCATTCTTTCATCTTGTGTCATTGAGGTAGAAGATGAACCACCTTTTGTCGCTTGTTCGTACTGTGCAAGAACAGCGTCCAGAGAATTGTTTGTCGCCATATGTGTTAATTTAATTGTTTACTAAGTATAAGTGTCAGCCGTAGTATAGTCAAATACGTTAGATAAAAAAACGGTCCTAAGACCGTTAAATTATCTTACATATTCACCAATGTTTTCATCACCAAAATCTCTAAAACTTTTTTTAATATCAATTGGTGAATAATCTTGAATATCTTTTTGAGTTAAAACATATTCATTTTTACCTGTCTTTTCCATGTCCTCTTCTTTATCTTCAAAGAATTGAGATAATTTTTGATTAAATGGACCTGAGTCTAAACTTCTCAATTCTAATTTTTCTTGAGGAGTTTTTTCTCTATATTTTTCAATCTTACTTTCTAAGTCATTTAGTTTATTAACTATATTATCCATAGTAGAAAGTTTTGTTTCTAAATCATTAATATGTTTAAACAAATTTTCAAAATATTCTTCTTGTTTGTCTTCAATATTTTTTTGAGACTTAACTAAATCAGTTATTTCAAGTTCTTCTCCTTTTTCTTTCTTTTCCTCAGATTTACCTTCGTTGTCTAATTTTTCAACATCAGGGTCAGTTTCAGTATTAACAGTTGCCGAAGTTTCAGCAGGAGCTGTAGGTGGAGCCGGAGGTGTTGCACCTGCCGTAGCATCCGCAGGAGGAGGAGGTATAGGTGGCCCACCAGGTTCTCCACCTGGAGCTGTAGGTAATGTGGCATCTTGCTCAGTGATATAACTATTAATTTGGTTATGTCTCTGTAATTCTTCTATAATTTTTAAATCAATTTTCATGTTCTTAACCATTTAATAGTTGTTTAATTCCTGTAGTTGTTTCAACTTGGATTTTTTTTGATTTTTGCACTGAATTATCAAATCTTTCTATTAGACCATCTTTCATTCTAACTGTGAAACAATCACCTGTATCTAAATCACAAACTTCTTTATACCCGTTACCTGAATCTCTTTCAGTAATCCGAGTGTTTTTACCTAAATAGTTATCTAAAATTTGTTTGGTTGTCATATGCTTTTTCTTAATAAATATCTGTGATATAATAAAAATTATTATTGTAATTCCATTGTGTTAAATATTAAAATTGATTCATTAACATCATTAATTAAACCATCTTTTTGCTCTTGAGAAGCATTATCCCAAACATTTTCATTTTCTGTTGTATTTTGGTTGAGGTTAAGTGTTAAAAACTTTGCAAAACTTTCACCAGTAACCGTCAATGTACCAATTCTTCCTGTAAATCTACTAACTAAGAATTGGATAGCCTTTTCAGCACTTGAGAATTTAGCGTATGGAATATTACTAACAGAACAATAGAATTTTCTATCGGAACTAAAATAAACATCACCAGTATTTCCCCAATATTGATTAATAGTAATACCTCCAAAATTATTCTCATAAGTACTAAAACCAACTTGTTTACCTGATGAAATATAAAAACTTGAGAAAATTAAATACTGTAAAGTTTTATTTGTTGTTGATGAAATAATACTATTATACATATCCGAATAATTTGATTCAGTTTTTGTAGGAGCGTCAATTGGGGTGTATGATGAATACTTTTCAGTTGGTTTACAACCCTCATTTATTGCGGTTGAAGCTTGTGTACCGTCTTGTACACTTGCCGAACCAACTTGAGCACTATCTGTAAGTACATTACTTGAAGTTTGAGTCGTAGCTGTTGCGGCGTTTTGTCTTTCTTGAGTCAGTGTTGTTTCAACAATAGATTGTAATAAATTAACTTTCAATGTTTGTAAATAATCATCTAATTGCGGTAATGAATAAATTGTTTGTCTTATACCCGTCAAAACTGTTTCAAAACTACCTTGTGATATTGTATGGTCAACTGATAAAATCATATAAGGACCACTAAACATAGGAACGTATCTTAAATTAAAGTACATCGTTGGTTGTATCATGGCATTACCCATCATATTAACTGTACATTTGTAACTTCTAGTTTTATATAAATTATATAAACTTATGTTTTGTGTCGCCGCTTGTCTATTACCCGCTTGAGCAGTCATATCATTAAGGATTTGAATACTCTCTGCGGTAGATAGTCCAGCGTCTTGTGAAACCGAAAATCCATGAAAAATTTGTTGGTTTTGAGTACCTATATCAATATTAAAACCAACAACTTTATTTGATTTATCCCAGTCTTTTTTATCTACTTGATTTTCAATTAACGGATTATCTTTTTTCAAATCAAAACCATCATCTTTAAATTTATAATCAACATTATTTACCGCCAAGTGTTCACTTGGTTTACCACCATAAAAACATACTAACTTTGAAGATGAATTCCTATAATCAACATTCATAAATGTACCAAAAAGGCTATTAGCAAAATCTCCAACACCTTCCATTTTTGGTACAGGATTTTTAGTCGCATCTTGAACATTATAAAAATTCATATATGATGGTACATTCATGACCACAAAGTGGTTTTCTTGTATAATTGATTGAACATATGTTAACATGTTAGTTTTAGGATTGATGTTAGTTAATCTTTCTTTTAACTTGTATATGTCAATAATAACTTTATTACCAATATCCCTTGATGCTCTATCTAAAAATAGAACATCTTCAAATAATGTTTTATTTTTAAAATCATTACCCGAAATCCATTTATCATTTGTCGCCTTAAAAGATTCCCACAAATCTCTTTTAGTTAAATCACCATCTAATTTTGAATTTAGTGTTCTATAATTACTAATTGTAACTTTAGGTAAATCTAATCTTAATCTTGTGAATAAATTATTTGTAATTTTATCTTGAAAAGACGTGGAATCTAATAGATAGTTAGTCATACTTTCAGTAAATGACTTAGTACCTTCTTTACTCAACGGATTTGGTATCTGAGGGTATTCGTATTGTGGAGTAAAAACTGTCTGAACTATAAATTGTTGGTCTGTTGGGTTAGTTGCTAAGGAACCGTAAAACTGAATAATTGATTGATTTATAAACGACTGTGTTGCCGCTGTTGTTGGGGCTAAACTTACAGGTAAACTTTCATATAGTACCGCTGAATTATTATTTTTAATTGTTGCAATATTATCATTATTTTTTAGTTTTACTGTAATTGTGTCACCACTAAACAGTTTTGTTACTGAAACAATTTGACTTGGTACCGAAACAGGTGGTTCAGGTGGTGGTATCGTGTTTAATTGAAATTGATTTAATTTTTGAGTTGCATAAATTTTAATAATCGGTGCAAAATTCTTAATATTTGATGGATTAAAAGCCACATCTAAATCAATAAAGAAATCTGTTATATATGAACCATTATTACCATAAACTAAATCCGGTATATTGGAAAAACCAACGTATGTCTTTAGAGCTTTCCAAGCATCAGGATAATTTGTTTGGGATTGTGATAAAGAAACAGAAATCCCATTAACAGGTAAAGCATTTGGTGTTGATACCCTATAAGAATCCCATGTATACGGTTCTATTATTGGTAAATTAGAAAAAGTGTAAAACAATCTTTTATCAAAATTAGATGGGTTACCGTATTTGAATATTACATCATACCCCAAAAACTGTATCAAAAATTTATTTATCTGAATAAATTGACTATTTGATGTATTTTCAATTGTTTGAGTACCAGTTGTACCACTACTATATGGTACTTTCATCATTTCAATCATGAAAAATTGAAAATTCTTCATAGAATACTCAGTATTTGTTTCATCATCAGAAACAATATTAGATTTATAATCGTATACCGACCTTGAGAAATTTAAAAATTCATTTTCAAATCTATCAAGAACATCTTTTTCAAATACTGAAAAAATTTCACTTATATTATCGTAGTCACCATTTTCACCATTAATTGAGAAGTTTTCCTGATTTTTTGATGTTAGTAATATGTTTTTTAAATACTGTTCAGGTGTTGGTTTTGTTATTCTAGAAATATCAAAATAACCATACTGAGGTGATGACCAATAGGTTCTAATTGAACCATTATACATTGATTGATTACCTAAAACTTCTTGTTTTATTTGTCCATTACTAAAACATTCAAATTTAACTTGATTTATAGGTGAACCTTGAGATGGTATAACATAATTAAACTTATCATCTAATGATTTAACTGTAACAGACCAAGGAATTATTCTTAAACTTCTATTAAGGTTATTCTCATCAAAACCATCAGCGTAATCTATAATTGCCCCATCAACATAGTTAAGAGTAACACCTGAAGCAAATCCATTTTGTATATCTGAATTAGTATATGTTGAATATATTTGAAATCCTTGATAAAAGACATTAAAGTCATTAATTAATTTAGGGTAAAATCCCGAATGAATTAATGAACTAGTATCTGTTCCAATTACAGTATTTTTTTCTAAAATAATATCAATAGCCCCACCATTAACAACTAAACTATATTGTTTTGTAGGTGAATTGGTTATTGGGTCATAGTTTGATATATAATTAAAATCACTCCAAGAAGTATTCAAAAAGTCAGTACCTGTTTCAACATAAGTTTTATATCTACTCCAAATTGAACCAATTTTTAATATCCAAGCATAAGGTACTTTATGTATAGCTCCAAATTTTTTAATTGTTGCAAATATATAATCTAAATCGGTTGTTGTTCCGTTTTCATATGTTTTATATTTTTCCCTTAATGTTGCCAAAGGTAAACTATTCAAAAACAAAAAAGCCGCGGCCTTGTATGGATATGGGTCATTATTTCTAAAATTACTAACACCCTCTTGTATTGAATTAACAAAGAATGGTGTATTAAACATTGATGTCGTTTGAGTACTCGTAACAAATCCACTGTAATTTTTATAATAAACATTCCCTTCAGTAATTAACTGATTTTCAGGTACTCTTGAATTATAAAAAGAAGATAAATTAGTCGTATTACTTATTAGTGGTTGTGTTGGATTTGTACCCCACAAAAAATTCGTAATTGGTCTTTTCTGAAGTGAGCTAGTATTACCCGAAAAATTAGATATTATTTTTTTATCAGTATTAAATGTAAGTATTTTTTGAGTATCAAAACTACTTTCCACTGTTAGTATTGATGTTCCATACGCCAAGTTG